TGTGCTTTTAAAGCTACAATTTTTTTTAATTTATTCTGCGTAAATATATCTAAATCTGTTGCCAATTCAAATTTGGCCATATGTATTTCTCCTCTCGGTTAGCTTCTCTAACTCAATCTTATCTGCATCCGTTAAATCTAGCGGATGTTTCATCTGTAAATCTTCTAATTTTACTATGTCTTTTGCCTTTAATGGTTTCTTTTCTTTTCCTATTAACATATGAAAAAAGCCCTTTGTTTTATTATTGCCTAATGCTTATGTATAAAACTTTAGGCTTTATTAAAACTTTAGGCTTTAATATTTATCCTATACGCTGAATGTCGCATAGAGTTCAGCTGCGAAATGTCGTCTTGGATCGGCTACCTTTGCGCCGTATACGAATAAGTCTTTGTATGCTGATCCGAAGTTTCCGATTAATACTTCCTCAATGTCGGCTTCCAATAATTTCTCTGCGAATGTCATCCAAAGTGGATGCACTGCTAGACAATGGTATCCGTTTGAATTATCTCCGGTAAGTCTATTGCTTCGGAAGAGTTTAAATCCGAGCAATTCACCGATCATTCCCTTTTGGATTAAGTCATCATATACTTCTTGGACGTGTAGAACTACTCCGGATGCTCTTACGACTACTGATTCAAATTCCGGAGGAACTATTAAGGATCTATCTGAATCCGGAACTGAGTTGAATCCGTTTTTCTCTGCTTGATCTAATTTTAATTTAACTGCTGCAACTTCTTGCACTAAGTTTGCGGTTGTAATATTTATTGGTGTTACAGCTTCAATTGTATATGTTGCGCCTCCTGCGATTACTCCACCGGTATATGCTGCTGTTACATCATCTAAGTCATCAATAATTGTGATTGCTGTTGCGCTAGTATATGTTGCAACTCTATATTGTTTCGTATGTCCGAGAGCCTTGAACCCTCTGCCGACCATTGCGGCTGTAAATGTCGATCCTAATCCTGTTACATTGCCGGCTGCATCAATTGTTACAGTTCCGGTTGTATAATCAGTTCCAACTCTCATTCCTGCTCCGACTTTAGTATAAAGTCCGAATGCGAATAGATCCATGTTCCTTGCGCGCTCTTCGCCTTTTTGAACTACAACTGTTGGATGTGGATTCTTTATATATGATTGCCAATTGTCGATTGTTTTCTCTTTCCAATAGAATGATTTCCATTGATCAATTTTCAATTGAGAGTTATTTTCGAATAGTGAATCGACTGAGAGGTTAGAACCATCGTATGTTTTTTCGGAAATTCTTGAAAGGTTCAAAATGTTGAGGACTGATCCGACTGCGTTTATTTCGCCTTCGTAATCTCTATTAACTATCACGTCTAGGAGAGATTTATCATACATCTCCAGAAGTAATTTCTGTGAAAATCCTTGTGCTAATGTAGTTGCTCTTGCGCTGGCCATAATAGTTTTTGTAGATTTTTACTATTACCAGCTCTTATTAGGAGGTTAGGTTTTATAAGTTTTATCTTACAAACAAATCATATCGAAGATTATTATGTCATGTCAAGTAGCATTATTGAGGCTAAATTACTCAAAAGCGATTTTTCCGGACTTTGCTAATCTCTTCCATTCTTCCGGATTACTCTTTAATAATGCGGCACCTTGAGCAACTGTTAGTTTATCACTTGGCACTTGTGGAATTATTTTAGAACCGGCTGATCCGGATGGAAACATTTCCTGACCTTTGTGATTTGGCTTGACATTTTTTGCCTCTTCTCCTAAGAATGCTAAAACTAAATCTTCAAAGTCCATGCCGACTCGCGTTGGTTTACTGGAGAAGATCTTAAACTCTTCAACTTTTCCTTCCAATTGTGGATTGGCAATCAAAGTCTTTGGATCCCCGGCAAACGTATTTACTTTCTCATGCCAGTCTTCAACCTTCTTATATTTTTGAGTTGCACCATTGATTAATTCAAACCTTTTCTTATTCTGTAAGCTTTCTCTTGCCAGTCTTTGTTCTGTTGGAGTTAGATCTTCCCATTCCGGGTAAGCAACTGCCATCTCTTCTTCTGTTGGCTCCGGAAGATTCGAAGCTTCATCAATTGCACTATTTAACTCCTTATTCTTAACCGATAAGATGATGGCCTCTCGGGAGGAATCTCCATACCTTTTTTTCCAATCAACACTTCCAGGTTCCGGCTCGACTGTAACAACCGGTTCAATGGGTTCGGATCCAGGTGTAGATTCGGGAGGCGTTGCAACTGCTGGTGTTGGAGCTGGTTCAACTGGTAAGACAACAGGCGTAGGTTCTGTTGGAACTGGTGTTGCTGGTTCGGGTGTAGTATTTGGATCTGGTTCCGGAGGAAGCTTATCCAAATCTTCTTGAGATTTTTTAATTCCGGCTTGTAATTCTTCTTTTGTTGGTTTAACATGAGCAGCCATAATTTTTTACCAGTCAAGATTCACTTGAGTTAGGTTTATGCTTCGGGATTTATTTCCCTGATTGCCGCGATTAAGTCGGCGTTTGTTCGATAAACTTTGTTTGAAGTATCCTGGACGCCTAATTCATGAAGTTTTGCTTCTAAATCTTTTCTGGTAAGTAATGCTAATGGATCTTGAGTTGGATCAACCGGTGCAAAGCTATCTAATTCTTTTTTATATTCTTCTCTTTCGGCTGACGTCATGAAAGATGATCTGGCATGCATAAAGCCAATGTCTTCCGGAGTTAATTGATTATGTGGTAATCTGAAGATCCTTTTAAATTCTTTTGCAATCTTATCTTCATTCTCTTTAACTCTTGCATCATAGAATTTCTGCTCTTCTTGAGTTGCTGCTACTGAATTTGGTTGAAAGTTGTTATCCATGTCCATGAAACTATGATACTTATGTATATTATGTGCTGTCAAGTAGTTGATTAGCCTCGAAGTTTAATAAGCTTGGCCGGATTTCCTGCCCAAATTTCATTTTCACCGACTATATTATCCTCGGTTAAAACTGAACCTGCGCCAATGATCGCACCATTCTTTATAATGTTACCGGCTAATATAGTAGCACCGGATCCAATAAATACATCATCACCAATAATGATTTTCTTTTGAATAGTCTTTTGATCACGAATATAGATTCCCTTCTTAAATCCATGCACTGAAGCTGTAATCGTAACATTGATGCCGATAATAACACCTTCACCAAGTTCAATATCCCCGGATAAACTTGATCCCCAATTAACTAAGCTTGCTCTTCCGCGCTTTGGAATGATATGTCCTTCAACATTACATCCATCAATTAACCAAAACCAGGAGCGTCTTCTGATCCATGCCATATTATTTAAAGAGATTGTAGTGTTTGCGCTTTTGTCCCGGAGACATTTTCTTGATCAAGCGCTTTGTAGCCTTGCGAACATTCTTTTCTAATTTCTTAGGATGAATAACGTGATGAACTTCGTGAACAATTGTATCTAAGACTTCCGGATATTTCTTGGCATGTTTATTGATTGGCCTCTTATGCACCGGATGTTTCTTTGACATTGATTTATTAATCTTAATTGTTTTCTTTCCTAGATCTGTTTCACCATAATAGGGAAGTTTATTATTGACAACGCGCTTATATGCTTTAGGATTATTACTTTCCGCATCTGTTCGATGGCCAATAGAACCTTGAGCTGCTTGACGCGTAGCAGAAGAACCGACAACCTTGCCGGTTAGAAGATTAACAATTTGAAACGGTTTTGCACCGCTTCCATGTCTTATTCGATAAGGCATATTATTTGTAGACAGCACCCTTTGTTATTCTTTTCAAGAACGCTTTCTTTTTAGTATCTTTATGATAGTTAGCTTGTCCTGGAGCTGCACCTGCGGCTCTAGCCAAGTTACCAATCACTCCACCGGGAACTCCTTGCGCTCTAAGTTGAGATGCTCTTCCACCTTGACCTAAACGATTTGATTTACCACCAAATTTACCGGTTGTTTTAATTGCTTTCTTTTTGTGAGCAATCATTGAAGTTTTTTTAGCTGCTTTTACGACTTTATGCTTTTTCTTATCCATGATGCCATTCCTTCGATCTTGAGCAATATCTCTTTTGGATCCTTCTTTAATGCCATGAGCTTTATCATAAGCATCATCTTGAGCTTGTGTCATTTTCTTTTTCTTTTTAACCACGTCGTTCACCCCCTCCCATCCATTTTCTTTCGTTATTATATTTCTCTTGTGATTTCTTGAGGATTGCCATTTGCTCTTCTAATTTAGCTTGAACTTGTGATGATCCGGCGAATATAGCTAAGATAAAAGTTAAATTCTTTAAGCGCGCTTGAAGATATAATCGATGTTGATCCTGATACCATTTGCGCTGCATGCCAATAAAAGGAATAAAGAAGGAAAGTAATGATAGCCAAGTTTGCGGAGTTTCCTTCATGTCTGCCAATTCATTCTCAATCTCAATTCTTAATCGGCCAACAGAAGCGGCAATCTTTTCAGTAGTCAATGTATTATCGGCTTGAGCCTTGACTAGCTCCATGTAGCCGGGAAGTTCGCTTAAATCTAGCTCCTCCGAATTGATTTGTGTATCGTTATTCATAAAGGATTACTTTCTATTATACTCCCTGCTTTTATGCGAAGCAAAGGATTAAAAGGTCTTGGATAAATATCCGGATGAATATCCCAAACCTTGACCTTATGCTTATATTCTTCCGGAATCCAATGCGCTCTTTTACCTACTATACAAATTATTACATCAGCCCAATCATAAAGCATCTTCCGCGTTGACCTTGATGTATTTAGAAATCCAATCGGGATTACTTCTGCTTTATACTTAACTCTTAACAATGCTGCAAAAGTAACACTTCTATTTTGTCCTTGATCACAAATAGTTACTATTTTCATCTTGCCGGCATTGCTGGTTGAGTTGGTTGCACTGGTTGTGGAGAAGCCGGCGCTTGAGGCGCTGGTTGACCGGGAGCTGTTGGATTTTGCCCTGGCTGAACCGGTTGACCATTCTGATCAACTGGCGCGCCGGGAGCCATCTTAGACGGTGTAAAACCGAATTTCTCTTCATATTGCCTCTTGATGTCTTCCGGAACGAATTGATAAGGAAGCTGCATTGATTCAGTTAGCTTTGCATTAACTGATGACTTTCCGCTCTCTGCTTGTGCTTTCATTTTCTCTTGCTCTAATTTCATGACTTCTGTAATCTCTTCTGGTTTGAGTCCTGCAAACTCAAGAAGTTTTCGCTCATAGATTTCAGTAAGCTTCATATTATCCGGCATGTTTGCTTTAACTGCATTCAATTTATTCAATGCATCAACATCGAATGCATCTCTTTGATCCTGACTCCAAATCTTAACACCGTATCCGGATTTAGTAATCCAATTCTTTGGTTCAATTTCTCTTAGATATACATCATTTGAGTTCTTGCCTTTCTTATAAATATTAACTGCATCCAATTTTTCCGGAGCCGCTTCAATCAATTTCAAGAAGATCATGGCGCGTTCTTTCCAAACTTGGGTATAGAACTTCGACAATCCCTTCACGCGCTGTTGAGCATTGTTTAATTGCAATTTAATTTCACCAAGTGTTACTTCACTCTTATCTTGAACTCCCTGCATTGTTGGAGTTGCGCCGGTTGCCTTCTCAATGATTCCTTGAACAAATTCAATCTCCTGAAGTGAATCAGTTAGATCATCAACCGGAACAGGTTGAAAGACTGTTTTAAGATCCGTATTCGGAGGAAGTGGCACGCCATACATTCCGAATGCTTTTGGCACCCAAGTCTGCGGTTGAAAGCCTTCCAAATTAGAATTGAAGACATGCATGTTCAAATTCTTCAATGTTCTGTTTTCAGCCATTTGTGCATACCAGGTATTTAAAACTATATTACCAGGCCTGATAATATCCGCAATTGAATCGGAATACCAATCTTGCCTTTCAATGTCATCCGCCCATGAAGTGTAAGGATAATGATTTCTCCAGAAGTTATCATTTGTGTTTCCAATCACTTCTTCAAGCGGTTTCTTCATTAAGATTCTCATGTTATCGCATTCAACATAAAGAAAAATTTGTTCCGGGTATTCTTTAATTGTGCCATCTGCATTCAATACCGGCTCACCTTTATCATCCCGGTAAGGTTCATGATTCCTGAAAACAAAATGCATTGCCAGTTCGACATAAGTTTCTCCAAGCATCGGTGCATGAATATCTGGAACTCCCATATCAGCTTGCCTTTGATTCCTTTGAACTAAGAATCTGGCATTCTCTGCTGCTTTAATAAGTCCCAATCGCGATGCATACCACTTCTGCATATCTTCAACTGCTTCTTTATTAAAGTCCGGGTTCTGATCCAATTGTGATAGAGGCATAAAAATATGCATGTGGATTAAGAATCTTGAAGAATTAATATCAGTAGGATTTGCATATCTTTGAATCAAAATATCGTAAGGATCCTGAATTGTTTGCACTATCATTCCGTTTTTAACTTGCCATTGATCATAAGTCCTGCCAAAGATAAATACCTGACGCTTATCAATGATGTCATTTAACTCCATGTGGTTTTGATCTGCTGTCCAGCTCCAATATTCATTCTCCAAGAGTTCCGCTTGTTTATCATTATCTAGATTTTGAAATTCAATGACCGGCATATCATCGACATCTTTAAGAAGTGTTCTAATTTGAGTCTTCATGATCGGAAGATTAACTGATTGCCTTTGTGTTAGAGGATTAACCATGACTTTATCGCGGTATAATTCGTAATTTACATCCCAATCATTTACTTTTCTGAAGCGATAATTCCATGCATCAATCTTATTAGTTCGAAGCATGACCATCTCCGGAGGAGCTAGGAGTAATCCATTTTCATCAATCTCTTGACCTAATTCATTAATTTTATGCTGTTCATCAATGCCGGGAAGTGCCATAAGCAAATAATAAATCAATTTCTTATGTAGACGCAAGTGAATATTCTTTATGATATTTTATTTCTCCATCTTTACGAATCTTTAATGCTTCTTTTAATTCTATATATCTTCCTAAATGTATTCTCTTTTGATTAATCATTATCTCAACTGTCCATTTTTGTCTTGATTTATCAAACCAAATTCCTTTATGTCCAGACATATTATCTATTCTAAGCTTACTATTCATAATATTTTGAGAATTTGTAACAGTCCTTAAATTCTCTCTTCGATTATCAAGTTTATTATGATTAATATGATCCGTAAATAATCCATCTGAAGTTTTATTAATTAGTCGATGCATGTAAATATCTTTAAATTTTAATGTTTTATTTATATATTGTCTTCGAGTAGCATAACCAGTTGAATAATGCCACTTCCACTGATTTAACCATTCAAAATC